CGTCGTTTTGTTTGTTTTTCTAGGTATTTGTGAGGCCCAACCTGGCTCGCCCCAAGAAAACCGGGTCGAAACGACGGTACGATTCCAAGCGTACCAAGATGGCCCGCGTCTCCCGGGAAGACGCCGCGGCAGGGAAGGAGATCGGCAAGCTTCCCGACGTCGTTGACTCTGCCCGGAAGGAATCCTGCCGCCTCGACTTCCGGTTGTTCTGCGAGACCTACTTCGCCCACCGGTTCCCGCTCGCCTGGAGCGATTCGCACCGGAAGTGCATCGACCGGATTCAGACGACGGTCCTGTCCGGCGGCCTCTACGCCTTCGCCATGCCGCGGAAGTCGGGCAAGACGACGCTCTGCGAGGTGGCCGCCTTGTGGGTGCTGGTCTTCGGCCACCGGCCCTTCGTCGTCCTGATCGGCGCGACCGACGACGCGGCCCTCGAACTGCTTCAGTCGGTCAAGATCGAGCTCGAAACGAACCGGATTTTGGGCGAGGACTTCCCCGAAGTCTGCTTCCCCGTCCGTTCGCTGGAGGGCGAAAGTCGGCGGTGCCTGGGGCAAACCCTCGAGGGCCGCCGGACCCGGATCGTCTGGACCGGCGACAAGGTGGTGCTCCCGACGGTGCCGGGCTCGCCGGCGTCCGGGGCGGTCGTGCGGACCACGGGGTTCACCGGCCGGGTCCGGGGGATGAAGTACACGCTGGCGGACGGCGGGACGATCCGCCCGTCCTTCGTCATCCTCGACGACCCGCAGACCGACGAATCGGCCGGCAGCCCGAGCCAGAACGCCAAGCGGTATCGGGTCGTATCGAAGGCGGTCCTCGGCCTTTCGGGTCCCAAGGTGAAGATTTCAGCCGTCATGCCCTGCACGGTGATCGAGCCGGACGACATGGTCGACCGGATGCTCGACCGGTCGCGCCACCCCGAATGGAACGGCGAGCGGACCCAGTTGATGACGGCCCGGCCGACCAACCGGGGTTTGTGGGACCGGTACAAGGAGGTCCTCGACGACGCCTTGCGGGCGGGTCGGGGCCCGGCCGAGGCGACCGAGTTCTACCGGGAGAATCGTGCGGCGATGGATGCCGGTGCGGTCGTGTCGTGGGCGGACAACTTCAACCCGGACGAGCTTTCGGCCGTACAGTACGCGATGAATCTGATGTTGACGGACTACGAATCCTTCCAAGCGGAGTACCAGAATGAACCGCTCCGGCCCGAACTCGGCGGCGACGTCAAGAAAATCGACCCGCTCGCCGCGGCGAAGCGAGTCTCCGGGTGCCCCCGGGGAGTCGTCCCACGGGAAGCGTCCCGGCTGACCGCCTTCGTGGACGTCCACGGGGACCTGCTCTACTACTGCGTCGCCGCGTGGACCGAGCACTTCGGCGGCTCCGTGGTCGATTACGGGACGTGGCCACGGCAGAATCGGGCCTATTTCACGAAAGCGGACGCGAAGCCGTCGCTGGCCGACGTCTTCCCCGACAAGTCAATCACCGAGCGGGCGTATGCCGGGCTTGAAAAGCTGGTGCCGGAAGTCTTCGGCCGGGTATACACCCGGTAAGGCGGCGCCGGCGCGGTCACGATCGACCGAGGCCTCATCGACTGCGGCTGGGAAGGGAAGTCGATCGTCTACCCGTTCCTTCGCCAGTCGGAGTACGGCCGGGTGATCTACCCGTCCAAGGGGATCGGCCGGACCGAAACGACCCGCGGCGTGTCCGAATGGAAGGCCCGGCTGGGCGAGCGGGCGTTCTGGTCCGCCCGGCTCACGGCCGCGGAGACCGGCCGCGGGCAAATGGTGCAGTTCGACCCGGACGCCTGGAAGTCGTTCGTTTGGGAACGGCTGACCTGCCCCCTCGGCGGGCGTGGGGTCTTGACCCTCTTCGGCGACCGGACCACGGACCACACGATGTTTGGCGACCACTTGGCGGCCGAGTATTCCTCACCGAAGACGGTCCGCGGCGTGGTGTTCGACAAGTGGGAGACCTGCCCGCGGCCCGGGGTGGACAAGCCGGATAACCACTTCCTCGACACGCTCGTGGGGTGCGCGGTCGCGGCCGGCGTGACCGGGCTAGTCTGGCGGCCGACGGAATCGGTGCTCGTCAAGAAGCCGAAGAAGCGGGTCGATATTGAGGACCTTTATCGACACGCCGAGGCCCCTTCCTAGCGGAAAGGATCGCCCATGTCCGCCCCGAAAGGGTTTCTTTGCCCATCCTGCCGCGGCGTGCGGGTCCACCGGATTCGCACGCTGAAGACCGAAGGGAAGTTGCTCCGCGTCAAAGTCTGCTCCGTCTGCTCGTGCGTTTCCTCCATGTCGATCATCGATCAGCCCGGCATCGTCTGCCCGAAGTGTGGTGACGTTCGTTTATTGAGACTGTTCACCCGTCAGCATCCCGGCCGCATCGTCCGCGTGCGGAAGTGTTACTCGTGCGGGTGGCGGATTCGCACCCGGGAGACGGTCGAGAGCTTCGCGGGATGACTGATTTTCCCGTTGTTTTTTGACCTCGGTGGGGGAATCCCCCACTTGAGCCGGTCGTGGGCGTCGCCGGATGGCGGGTTTGTACCGCTGCGGTACGGTTGAGACCAACCGCAACACTTTGCGACTGGTAGTAATCGGTCCCTCTCTCAATCGTGAACGTATCCGAGTGGTGCGTTCGCCTTGCCCGACCTTTCCGGAACGATCGAAACCGCAGCCGGCCGCCCGCAAGCCGCGTCCGTGGACGGGCTCACCGTCACCGGCCGGTCCGTCCTCGAACTGATCCAGGCGGACCAATACCTCGCCGCGAAGGCCGCCGCGTCCAAGCGGCGTCGCGGCATCCGTTTTTCGAAGGCCGTCAACCCCGGTGCCCTGTCCGATGCGGGCGGCACGCTCGGCGGCACGTCCGACTTCGGCACCCCGGGGGGCTGGTAGGTGCTCCAATGGCTGCGAGGCTGGTTCGGTTCGTCCGCCCCCGCGGTGCGATCGAATCCCATCCGGGGCCGGTACGACAACGCGATCACGACCGACGACAACAAGCGGAACTGGTGGGGCGGCGACGTCCTGTCGGCGAAGGCCGCGAACTCGTTCATGGTCCGCCGGACGCTCCGGACCCGGAGCCGGTACGAGGTCAGTAACAACCCTTTCCTCTACGGAATTTGCTCGTCCAACGCCGACGACCTGATCGGCCGGGGCCCGACGCTTCAGGTGATGACGCCGGACGCGGGTTACAACCGCGACTACGAGGCGACGTGGAACGACTGGGCGGCGGAAGTCGAACTCACGGAGAAACTGCGGACCCTGAAGCTGGCCCGCTCGGTCGACGGGGAGGGATTTCTTGTCCTTAAGACCGTGAACTCCCTCGATCACCCGGTCAAGCTCTACCCGTGCGACGTCGAGGCCGACCAAGTCACCACCCCCTCGCCGGCGAACTATCAGGACTTCTGGGTCGACGGGCTCACCCTGCACCCGGTCACCGGCCGACCGGTCTCGTTCGACATCCTCAAAAGCCATCCCGGTGACTTGTTTTTCCCCAACTTCAACCCGATGGCGTTCGACCGGGTCAACGCCCGGTACGTGATCCACTGGTTCGAAAAGTTCCGGCCGGGTCAGGTGCGGGGCGTGCCGGTCTTCACCCCGTCGCTCGACATGTTCGCCGAACTGCGGGCGTTTCGGAAGGCCGTGCTCGGGGCGGCCCAGACGGCGGCCAACTTCACGGTCATGCTCGAACAACAGGCCGGGGTCGGGGCGCCGGCCGATACCGATGACGACAACGTCGAATACAAGCCGTTCAGCAAGGTCCCGGTCGAGCGGAACATGATCGCGATGATGCCCCCGGGCACGACCGCGAAGGGGTTCGACGCCAAGCAACCGTCCACCACGTACGAAATGTTCCAAGAAAAGTGTCTCGGCGAAGCGTGCCGGCCGCTGAAGTACCCGCTCTTGCTTGCCCTCGGAACGAGCCAGAAGGCTAACTTCTCGTCCGCCCGGCTCGACATCACGAACTACCGGTCCGGCCTGAACGTCGAGCGGAACGATTGCGAAGTCCAGGCACTCAACCGCACGCACCGGGCCTGGCACGAAGAGGCCGTCCTGTCCGGCGCCGTCCGCCCGTTCGACGGGATCAAGCCGCCGCCGTGCGAGTGGCACTGGCCCGGGTTCGAACCGCTCGACCCGGTCGTCGACGCCACCGCCGACCACGACCGCTTGGCCGCCGGCACGCTCACCTTCCAGCAGTTTTGGGCCAGCCGTGGGTACGACTGGCGCGACGTAATGGCCCAACAGGCGGCCGAGCAACAGGAAATCGAGCGACTCGGGCTGGAGTTCGGCGAACCGACGAAACGCTCGGTCACGGAAACCTTGGCCGACCCGGAGGCCGCCCTTGTCCCGTAGCTCCCGGCGAAAACTGAGGGCGGCGAAGCGGAAGGCGAATGCCGTCCCGCTGAAGGCGTTCCGGATCGGCGGGGCCGGCAAGCCCGCGATCATCGGGCAGGCCGAGACGACCGACGGCAAGGCGAAGGTTCGTCGGTTCTCGATGACGGCGTACACCGGTGTCCCGATGAACCTGGAAGGGTTCTTCTACCCGGTGATCGTGGACCTCAAGGGCGTGCGACCGGTCACGGCGAGTCGGCCGATCTTTCGGCAACACGACCCGCTCCGCGTGGTCGGGCATACGGACGCGGTGAAGGTCACGGCCGGCGGGATCGAAGTGGCGGGCGTGCTGTCGGGGGTCGGCGAGGACACGGCCGAAGTCACCCAGACGGCGGACAACGGGTTCCCGTGGCAGGCCAGCATCGGGGCCGACCCGATCCGGATGGAATTCCTGGAAGCCGGGGCGACGACTCAGGTCAACGGCCGGGAAGTGGCCGGCCCGATGTACCTGTCCCGCGAAACCGAACTCGGGGAAATCTCGTTCGTCCCGCTCGGGGCGGACGGAAACACGTCGGCGAAGGTCGCCGCATCCGCGAAAGGGAGTCGAGCCATGGACTTCGCCGCTTACTGTGCCTCGATGGGTCTCGACGCCGAGACGATGGACGAAACCGCCAAGGCCGCGGTCCAGAAGTGCTGGCAGGCGGCGCAAGCCGACGACAGCTCGACGGCCGACAGTTCCCCGGTTGATCCGAAAACGGAGGGTGCCGTGAAGCTCGACCTGAAGGCCGCCGCGGCCGCCGCCGCCGAAGAGGGCCGCAAGGCCGCCCGCCAAGCCGCGGCGAACGAGGCCAAGCGCGAGTCCGGTATCCGGGCCGCCGTCAAGAAGCAAGGCGTCACGGAAGTGGAAGTCGAGAAGGACGGGAAGAAGGTCAAGGTAGACCTCTTGGCCCACGCCCTCGAAAGCGACTGGTCGGCGGACACGGCCGAGTTGCACGCACTCCGGGCCGCCCGGCCGGGCCCCGGGACCGGCGGACCGCATCTCCACTTCCCGGGCGAATTGGAGATCAACGAACAGGTGATCGAGGCCGCCATTCTCCAAGCGGCCGGGTCTCAGTTCCGCCTCGAAGACGACTCGTTCTACAAGGACGAACAGAACGGCCGTCGCCGAGTGCCGGAATACCTTCAGCGGAAGACCCAAGGCGAACTCAAGGCCCGGTACACGGACAAGGTCCAGCAGACGGCCCACACCCGGTTCAAGGGTCGGATCGGTCTGCATCAGGTCCTCACCGCGATGACGCGGGAAAACGGGTACACCGGCCCGGAGAAGGTGGACGACGGAAACTTCGAAGAGGTACTCCGGGCGAACAAGTGGACGATCAAGGCCGACGGGTCGAGCACGGCCAGCCTCGCCAATGTGCTGGCGAACGTGCTCAACAAGATGATGCTTCAGGGCTACCTCTACGTCGAACAGGCGTGGCGGGCGGTCACCGGCATCCGGGCCGTGGCCGACTTCAAGCCGACGAAAAGCATCAACCTGTTCGGCGATTTCATCTACAAGGAAGTCGGACCGGGCGGGGAACTGGCGAATGCGAACATCCAAGACCAAGCGTTCGCCAATCAGGCGAAGCAGTACGGTCGCATCCTGACCCTATCCCGGCCGACGATCATCAACGACGACCTGTCGGCCTTGACGACGACCCCGATGCTAATGGGCCGCGGTGCCGGCCTGAAACTGAACGACCTCATTTGGACCCTCTGGCTTGACACGAACCAGAAGGACGACGGCGCCTCGACCGCGTTCTGGGCCGCGACCCACACGATCGCCAACCAATCGGCGAACGGGAACTACATCTCCGGCGGTTCGTCGGCCCTGTCGAGTGCGTCGCTGAAGTCGGCGAAGCTCACCTTCGATAAGCAGGTCGACCCGAAGGGATTCCCGCTCGGCGTCGAAGCGGAATACCTTCTCGTCCCGCCGGACCTGGATCAGACCGCCTGGGAGTTGATGAACAGTTCCGCGGTCGTCATGGCCGGGCTCGCGTCAACCGCCGCGGCCTCACTCCAACCGAGTTCCAACCGGTGGGTCGGCAAGTACACGCCGGTCATGAGCCGGTATTTGTCGAACACGAACTACACCGGGTACTCGACGACCGCGTGGTGGCTGCTTGCCAACCCGGCGATTCTTGCCGCGATCGAGGCCGCGTTCCTGAACGGCCAAGAGGCCCCGACGGTTACCCAAGCCGGCCCGGACTTCCAGTTCAACATCCCCGGGATCAGCATCCGCGGGTTGTTCGACGTCGGCGTGGGGATGCAGAACTTCCGGGCCGGCGTGAAGTCGGCCGGGGCGTAGTCGGCAGGACGGTGGAGCAGCCCGGTAGCCCGCCGCGCTCATAACGCGGAGGTCGCGGGTTCGAATCCCGCCCGTCCGACTTGAACGAGGTTTCAACCGCTTTTTCGAGGGGACGACGATGGCACAGACTCCCGGGTTCTACTACAAGACGGGCCGAATTGTCCCCTAAACCCCGCCGAGCACGGCGGTCACTGCCGGGGACGTCGTGGTGATCGGGACCGTCCCGCTCCTGGCCCCCCTCGATATCGCCGTCGGGGCACTCGGCGAGCTCCACGTCGACGGCGAGTGGGACTTGCCGAAGGACACATCCACCTTCACCGCGGGCGACGCGGTCTATTGGAACGCGACGGGAAGCCCGGTGACGGGCACCGCGTCGAGCGGGGCGGCGACGTCCACCGCGTCGGGTGCGAATTTGGTCGGCTGGTGCACGGCCGACGCCGCGACCGGGGTCGACCGGGTCCGCGTCCTTTCCAACGCGGCCAAGCGAACGACCACCATCGCCGGTAGTGTTACCGCCGACGACATCACCGGGTCGGACTCTTCGCTCGGCATCTCCGGTCAGTCCGCGGCCCAAGGTGGCGCGGTCGCCCTCCTCGGCGGCCCGTCGTCCACGTCCGGTAACGCGGGCGGGGCGATTACCCTTGTGGGTGGGACGCCCGGGGTCACGGGGATCGGCGGTGCGGTCAGCATGACCGGCGCCGTGGGCGGTGCAACGTCCGGGGCCGGTGGTGCCGTGAACATGACCGGCGGGGCCGGTACGAACGGCAACGCGGCCGGTGGGGCGGCGGGCCAGACCGGCGGGGCCGGGCAGGGCTCGGCCGCGGGCGGGGCCGCCAGCATGGTCGGCGGGGCCGGCGGGGCGACCGGGGCGGGTGGTGCGATCACGATCACGTCGGGGGCCGGCGGTGCCACCAGCGGGGCGGCCGGGGCCGTCAACATCGCGTGCGGAACCACGACCACGTCGGGCAACGGGCCGGCCGTCACGATCACCGCCGGGTCGGGTGCGGGCGGCACGAACTCCGGCGGCAACGTCAACCTCATTCCGGGCGCCGCGGTTTCGACCGGGACGCCGGGCGAACTGCAGGTTAACAGCACGGCCGGGATGTTCGAAACGGGGTGGGTGCAGAACCTCGCCGCGTCCGTCCCGGTCTCCGCTCAGGTCAACACCGTTTTCATGGCGACGCGGGCGTACCGGGTGAAGGGTGCCTCGATTATCTGTTCTTCCACGTCCACCGTCCCGACGGTCGACATCAAAAAGGAAACCGGCACGACGGCCCCCGGGTCCGGGACAACGATTCTGACCGGGGTCATGACCTTCTCGGCCACCGCGAATACTCGGGTGACCGGGACGCTGGTTTCGACCGTCGCGACGCTCACGATGGCCGCGGGCGACCGCCTGTCGGTCACGTGGGGCGGCACGGTCGGGTCGATCACCGGGGCGGTCGTCACAATCAGCTTGGTTCCCTGCTAACGAGGGCGGAATGAACGAAGCGGCGTTGTTCGAATCGCTGGGCCGGAAGCAGGCCCAGCTTGAGGCGCAGGACGCGGCTTACACGGACCTCCTACGCATCCTCGCCCGGGTGCAGTCGGGGGATATCACCCCCGACCGCCTGTCGGTCGACCTCGCGGCCCGTCGGTGGACGGTCGCCCCCGAAGGGTTCGCGGCAGTCCCGGCCGAACCGAAAGTGGAGGCGTAGGCCGTGGCAAGTCAGATGACCACGACGAAGTCCGCCTCGTTCGGGAGCGACTCGTTCGTTAATAATTACGCCGATTCGGGGAACACCAAGACCGACCTTAACGTGTCCGTTCCCGCCGCGAAGACGGGCCAACTGACGACCCGGACGAACAACACCGACGGCGTCATCACGATGGCCGCCGGCCACGGGTTCGTTACGGCGGACAAGATCGACATCTTTTGGACCGTCGCCGGGGTTGCCGGCAGCCGGCGGAACGTGTCGACGACGGTCGCCACGAACGCGGTCACGATCACGTCCGGGTCGGGCGACAACCTGCCGGCGAACCTCACGAACCTGACGGCCTGCAAGCCGACCGTGGCGACCCTCACCGGGTCCGGCACGAACTTCCAGGCCCTCGCCGCCAACAACCCGTCGTCCGGGTACGGCTACGTGGTCTTCGTGGACGGTTCGTCGGCGGACATCGCGGCGGCGACGTACCGCATTGCGACGGGCAAGGGGGTCAGCGTTTCGACGGCCGGGGGCGACTCCAACCCGCTCGGGTCGTCGGCGCTGGGCTCGGTGAAATTCAGTCACGGCGACTTAGCCGCCGTGACCATGAAGGCGAGCGTCCTCTTTACCTGAGGACGCGATGAGCTTTCTGGACGACGGACGGGCCCTTGTCGCGTCGGTCCTCTCCGACCCGGACGTCGGGGGGATCACGCTGGCGGCCCTCCGGGTGACACAAGAACGGGTCCGGACGACCTGCACGATCACGACGGCAGTCATCGGCAAGACGGTCTTCGCCTCGAATTCGCTGCAAGGGCCGCGGATCGAGCACGGCGAACGGGATTTCCTCATCCCGCCGGGCGACTACAAGCTCGGGCCGAAGGGGGTCGCGTGCGAGCCGGCGGAAGGGGACCGGTTCACGTCCGTGGAAAACGGCGTGACCTACCGCTGGGAGGTCCGGCCGGTCCCGGGCGAGCCGGCCTGGCGGGTGACGGACGGCGGCCGAACGATGTACCGCGTGCATTGCCAGCGGGTGACCGACTGGCGGGGGGAATAGCCGGTGGCCGCGAGCCGAGTCCTGAAGGTGGCCGACGCGATCGCGGACCTGATCCGGACGTTCATCCCGGCGAACACGGCGTCCGAGGTCAAGCGGACCTACTTCGGCCGGCGGTTCGACGCGAACAAGACGCCGGGGATGAAGGTTTAAGTGGTGCCGATTTCGGTCGCATTGGCGAGCCGGGAGGCGTTCGGGTCCCGGGACAGGGACCCG